TTAGCTGCCCTTCTTGGCGGCGTTGTGTATTTTAATAATTGTCTTCACGCCGTAGAATAAGGCATAGGCGGAAAAGCCGCCGACAACTATAAGGTAAAGCCAATCCCAAATAGTGAACTTCGGCTTTTCCTCGGTCTTGGTTTCGGTGGCTTCCTGTTGTGCCGCCGAAACGTCGGCTTTTATTGCGGTGTCCTCGGTGGCGGTCGCTTGGGCTGTGGCTTCGGTCGCCCGGCTCTCGTTCTTTTCGCCGTTAATGACTGCCCGGCCCGTAGTGATACTTTTCACGTTGGGGGGCTTCGCCTTCGTGCCGTCCTCAATGGATCCGCCCGGAACTATCGCGTTAAGCCAATCGGGGGCGGTGCTGTCGGAAGGAAGCGTAGGAACTTCGCCGGGGTAAAATTCCACCTTGGCGAAGTCTATAACTACGTTCTTCTTCTCGTCGGTCTGCACGTTGGTAATTATTGCGGTCTGCCCTGTGGCTTCGGTGTGCTGCTGTCCGGCGGTCGTCGCTGTAAGCTGCGCTTCGGCCTGGGTTTTGGTCGCCGTTGTCTTCCGGGTGGTGGAACAGCCGGAAAGGAAGAAGGCGACGGCGGCTATTAGGAAAATGGCTATTCGTGTCATACGTCGGGGAAGGTTACTTTTTTAGCGGGGTTCGTGTTGTGGGTAAGGCTTCCGTACTGAATACGGTTAAGGCGGTTAAGCCATCCTTTCCTAAACCGCTTTTGTGAAGGGTTGGCGGCTATGATGCCTTCAATGAAGGCGACGCGGGCGGCCTTAATCTTGTCGAACAGGACGCGGGGCGGCTGTGCGTTAAGGGCGGCTAAGGTCTTGTCGCCTACAATGCCGTCCACCGTTACGCCGAGAAGGGCCTGCACCTTGGTTATTCCGTGCTTGCCGGAAGCCCATACCCAATCGACGACAATGTTAGCGACGGACTGCGAAGTAATGCGGTCGGCTTTCCACCGGTTCCAATAGTGGGGACGCATAACACGCTCCACCGCGTCGGTGTCGGTTATCTTCTTGAGGTCGTCTACGTCGATGTCGCCGTCGCCGTCCTTGTCGTAGCCAACTTGTCGCCACGTCGCAATAGTAACGCCTTTGTTGGTCGCTCCGCCCCGGTCTAAGGGGTCGTTTACAAAGCCGCCTTCGTGCGACAAAATGAAGGGGGCTAAAATTGCTAAATTTGCCATGCTGTGTTAATATTGGTTAGTCAATGAAGGCGGGCAGAATGTACTGAATATTCATAGCGGCTTCGTGAAGAATGGCGCGGGCTTCGGCTTCGTCTATCTTCTGCCCGTGGGTAAACTCGCAAAAGATTGAGCCTACCCAATCGTGCGAATTATCGGAAAGTCGCTTTATTATTACCTGCTCCGTGCCACACGACGAAAGTAAAGATTTTGCGTAGCGGTCGGTTACTTGGTTGTCTATGTCGGTTATGAACATAAACAAGTTCTTAGTAAGGTCGGCGCAAAACTTCGCTACGTCGCACATTTTTAGGTTTTGAATACGCGGCTTCATGCTCTCCACTCCTTTGCGTTTGCTTTCAAAGTAGATGCTTACCATGCTTTCGTTGCCTAATGGGTGCGGCTGAACTATATAAACCCGGTCGGCTTTAAGTTCGTGAAGTATTTCCCACAATTCGCCGTGGACTAACGCCGAATTGTCGGAACGCCGCTTACGCTTTACTTCGTTGTCGCGCTGCATCTGCTCTACCTTCAAGTCGGTAAGTTTATTTTTTGCGTATTGGTTGTAACTGAACCACGCGGTAATAATCACAGCCAACGCGCTAATTATTTCGGGTAAATACTCCATCGTTGTATAGGTTGGTTAGTACCCGGCCCCGGCGAGGTCTACCTTAACCATCGCCTTAATCTCGGCGACGCGGCGAAGGTGCGCGGTATAGCGTTCTTCGGCTTCCTTGGCTTCGGCTTCCTCTACAAGTCCGGCGCGGGCGGCGTTGTAGTCGTTAATCAGTCCGAACTCTTCCGTTTCCGAAACTTCGGCGCGGATGACGGCGCGGACTATCTCTTTATAGTTCGGGTTGCCCCACACTTCCACGGTGTCGTAGTCGTAGACAATTCGGGGCGATTCCACCATTACGGCGGTTTCCACTCCTTCGGGGTTGCCTTCGTCGGCCTGGGGTGCGGGTTCTGCTTCCTGTGTGCGGGCCTTCACGTTGTAGTTATAGTGGAAGGCACCGTTACCGAGCGGCAAAATAGCCGCCGGCCTAACGTCTGAATTTGATTTCATACGGGCTTTTCTTGTTTAGTTTGTTAATAAAATAGTCGCTATCGCTGTATTTAAGCCAACCCCACCACGACGCAAGTGCCTGTAAAAACTCCTTTTCGGGTACGGGGTGTTTGGCTTTCCGTAACTTTGCCAACTTCCGGCAGAGGTTTCGCTTTATACCCTTCCTTATCCGTGTTTCGTTAAGGTAAAAGACGAAGCCTAAAAAGTCAATGCCCCGGCCGTGCTTGTCGCTTCGGTCTAAGGCTACCGGGAAAATTTGCTTATTCCTCTTGACCTCTATTTTTAATTTGTTGGTCGTGTAGTCCTCAATCTCGGCGAGTAAACGGTGCAATTCCTCTTTATCGTTGGAAAGTATAACAAAGTCGTCGGCGTAGTCAATAAGGTGTTTAACGCCCTTCTTCTCCTTGAGCCAATGGCACAACGGCGTAATATAAAGGTTGGCGAAGTATGGACTAAGCGGGCTACCGAGCATAATACCGGGTTCGCTGTCTATAATGTCGTCCAAAATTTTAAGTATCCGCTTGTCCTTAATGCTCCGGCGTACTATTCCCTTCATTACGCCGTGGTCTATGGAAGGGTAATACTTCCTTATGTCGAATTTAAGACAATATACCGGGCCGCTCTGCCGGGCTTCCTGTAAGAAGTCCAAAACCTTTTTAGCTGCCGGAAGTTGCCCGCGCCGCTTCACTCCACAATAACAAGCGGAAATAAATACTTTGTCCCAAATGGGGCGAAGCACGTTTAACAGGGCGCGGTGTACTATCTTGTCGGGCGTTTCGGGAAGTATGGTAAGAAGTCGTTCTTTGGGGTCGTGAATTGTAACGGTGTAAGAAGGCGACGGGCGGAAACTATCGCTAACGAGAAGGGCGTGTATTTCCTTCGCCTGTTCCTCGACGGTCTTTGCAAGTCGCCGGGGTTTCTTCTTGTTGCGGCTCGGCGACGTGATTATAGCGTGGGTTATATTCTCCACGCTGCTAAATTCGCCGTATATGTTTCCGCGTCGTTTCACTTCTTTTTGCTTTGCTGATTCTATGGCGTTCTTCGGCGGGTAGCCTACCAAAAGCCGTTAAATAATTACTATTTTTCGCCTTTGCGGGCGGGGTCTTTGCCTTTTTAGTATCGTGTCTTAACCCTGTGGGGCTAAGTGTATCAGTAATTCCGGGAGCCGATGTTCGCATTCGTATTCGTAGCCGCGTTGTTCGTATTCGCGTTCGCAAGCCCGGCATTCGCGCCGTTGTTCGCATTACCGCCGAACAAAACGCCCGAAGGCAAACAACCCAATTCGTTTTATTCAAAGTAGTAGCGCGTTCCCGAAGCCCTCATAGTGACTTTTCGCGGGAAGGCGTTACGCTTCTTAATCTCACGAAGCACATACTTTATTTCGGTGGAATTGGTAAAGAACTTTTCCACTTGCCCCGCCTTGTCGGGGCTGTTGTCCGGGTGCTTTATCTTCACTAAGAAGCGTTCCGCCCCGAACTTGGTCTTAACTCCGTCGATGAAGTCAAGCACGAAGAAGGAAAGGTTAATTAACTTCTGCTGCGTGGTTTCGTGGCAGTTGAAGTGCTTGTTATTCTCGTCCTGTGGAATATTCAGGAAGGCGAGGGTTCCGTCGTCGTGTCCGGGGTTCGTTTGGGTATCCATATTTTTGTTTTTTATTGACCCCAACCGCCGAATAAACGGTACGCGGCGGTTGGGGCGGGTTATTGTGTTTTTGTAGGTCGTGGGGCGTGGACGTGCTACGCGGCGGGTATAAAGCAAAGCCGGGAGCCGAGGAGCGCATCCGTAGCCGTAGCCGCGCCGGCCGTATGCGCGAACGCAAGCCCGGCATACGCGCCGCCGGACGCACCACCGCCGAACAAAACGCCCCTCATAGCCACGCCGGAAGCGGGTATATTGGTATAGAAGTAGTCCGAGAAGTAGGTCGTAGAACCGCCGCCAACCTCTCGCGGCATATTCTCGCCGAACTCTCCGGCAAGTATGGCCTTAACGTAACCTTCCTTGCGGGGAAGGTCGCCCCGGTAGTCGTAGCCGTTATAGCTGCTGTCTTGGAACTGCGCCGGGTCGTTGCAAACGTAGAACTTTGACAGCCCGCCGTCCGCGTCGCTCTGTATCTCACACTTGCAGCCGTCCGTCCAGCTCCAAATATGCCCAAAGGGGTTTTCTAACCCTCGGTAACTTGGAACCTGTACGACTAAGGGGGTAGCGTCGTATTCGGTGGGCATTGTGAACTCTACCACGCCCGTAGCGTTGCCGAGGCTGTTGGTGTAGCCACACGGGACGAACGGGTAGTAGCCGTTAAATGTGTTCCACTTCGTACTATTAAGCGTTGTTACGCCTGCGCCGAGTCCGCCCTGTTTGTAACCGTTTGCGTCGGGCTGCGGGTTAAATGCCGCTTGGCAGTTAAGGTTGGCGTATTCAATGACGAACAGCCAATAGGTTGTAAGCTGCGCGGCGTATAGGTCGCAGTTCCACCCTTTGCCGTTAAGTCCGGCTTCGCCACGGTTGCGGGCGTAGTTGCGGAAGTTGGTAAGGGAAATTTGTGTAGCCGGAAGTCCGAGAAGGCTGCGGTATGTTCCATCCCACGCGGTGTTATTGTTTCCACCACGGAAGGCGGCGGTAGCGTTGACGACGGAAGCCAATTTAGGCGTAGCCGTAACGGTGCGGTCTACGGTGGCTTCGTAAGCACTGCGGTACATCTTGGGGACTTCGTGGAAGCCCGGCAGGGGGTACTCGGAAATAAGGGCTACTAAGTCCGTGCCGTCGAACTCAAATTTTCGGTAGTGGCGCGGAATTTCTACCATTACTTGACCGTCCGCCCCGGTAAGGTTGGCGGCGGCTCCGTTGTCGCGCTTGGTGCTGTCGGTGGCGTGAAGGTAATAGGCTACCGTTCCGTTGTCACGAAGCACACAGCGGCGCATTTTGGACTGAATAGGCAGGGAAACGTGAAGTTCCGGGCGGCCCACTCTTTCCAACGTGGTAGCGGCTACGGTCGTCTTGATTTTCACGCCGTAGTAATAATCGTAAGGGAAGGCGGGCTTAGTGTTGCCCGCTGCTATGATTAAACCCATGTTCGTATGTTGTTTTAATAGCCCCAAAGAAGGGCGGTTTTTTGACTTGTTGATTTTATCTCGCGGACTATTTCGGGGTTCCAGCCCATTTCAAAGCGCGTGGCAATAAATTCGCCTTCGGGCATTCCCCAAAGGTTCACTTCAAGCACTACCGCCGCTTCTCCGTCGTTCTTGACGCAAAAGGGGGTATCTTTTCGGAAGTTGCCCCCGTCGAAGTTGACCGGGCCAATTACCGAAACTTGTGCGCTTACTTGGTCGCCGTTCCTGTTTGTCATTTTACTGCGTTTTTGGTGTATGCAAAATTACGTTATTATCGTATCACTTTAATACGTCGCTAAATATCCGTGAAGTGTTTGTTACCCCGGTAGCCGTGAAGTCCGGGGTAGCAAAACACTATATAGCGGCGTGGTTCAGTCGTTTAGGTCGTGCCAATATTGTTTATTCCTCGTTTTGACTTGGAAGCCCGAAGTATTGACCTTTATTCCGAAATTCCCGAACTGAACTATAAACAGGTCGTTACTCATGAGCATCGCGCCGTTCTTCCACCCGGCTAAAAGTCCGTCGTTCCCTAAAATAGTCCGTTCGTAATTGCCGCGTAGGAATGAGCCGTTTATATAACCGCTTATTGTGAAGTCTTCGGTTTCGCCTGTCTTTTCGCACCAACATTTTAGATTGTTGGTTTCAAATTCAAGCGAATAGATTCCTTCATCTCCTGCGGAAATATAGAACGTTCCGCCGTTGGCCTGAAAATTTCTGTATGTTCCTGCCGTTAACGTGCCCGATTGTGTTAAAGAATAGGTTTTAACTACTATACCATCGCGCTTTATGCGTAGGAAGGCGCAGGGCAGATTAACCGTTATATTCGGCTTCCCCGTATTGCTTTTCATCCCCGAAGGGGCTGTAAGCGAAAAGCCGAAATTATCTACGCAAATATGTGAGCCTTTGTCCATAAAGCCCAACAAACACGACATTTTAAGGGCGGCTACGCTCATCGGGTTCTGAATACCTCCGCCGGGAATATATACCCTTGTGTTTAGGCTTTTTCTTTCCGCTATATTAGCCGCGCTTTTTAGAATATAGTCGGAATAGTCGCCGACGCTTCCGTTATATATTTTCAATTTAGTATAGCCGCCCGAAAACATATTTAACCCTGTATCGTCCAATACAACCGAGTCGCCACAAAGGATTTCTCCGGGGTCAGAATTTAGACGAATTGCTGGCGTTTTGCCTTGTGCTATTTCTTCGGAGGATAGAATTGATTGTATATAGTTGCCGTCAATCTCCCAATTAGCAATTTTACCCGCAATAGCCGTAATAACCCCTTCTATAAATGCTTTTGTAGCATAAATAGTACCGTCTTGAAGGACGCGGAAGGGCGCGGTAAAGCGATTCGTCTTACTTGCACCCGCCCAAATTCTGACCTTCCGGGCTTCCGTTTCGTTCGCGGCTTCGTTTTCGCCCCCGGTAATTCCGGCTACAATACTTTGGGAATTGCCGTTAGCAAGCTGCACCGTTCCGGCGGTAATAATACCCTTGTCGATGGTTACTTGGGTGTTGTCGTAAAAGGTGGCTTCCGCCCAATCGTTCGCGTTGTAGCCGGAGGCACGGGCGGCAATAGCGCGGTATAGGTCTTTACGGGCTACGCCTGTGCTATCCGTCCACGAACGTAGCCACAGGTCGCCAATGTCGTAAGGCCCGTAAGGTGTGCTTACGAATACTTGCCTTTTGCGGTCGGCTGTGTCCTGTGCGTTGTTGGCGGCTTCGTAGGCGTCTATTGCTTTTTGGTCTTGTATAGTAGTCCAATAATGACCATACCCCGTTTCTGTTAATCCTGTTTGTCCGTTAGTATAGCTATATGTCGTTTCGGAATAACGCTTTAACGTATGCGTAGAACCATTATACCACATATCGCCGACGTGCTTACGTCTTTCGGCGGTCGTAGTCCACGCGGTAGACGGGTCGGTAGTCTGAAACCAACTTTCTATTTTCCCGTCTATTTGTCCTTCTATGTCGTTGACGGTAGGAAGAAAGTTATAATTTATGAAGTTCGTTAACGCCGAGTTGTCGGTGTACTTGCTTGCCTTCTCCCAATCGCCGGAATTGAAGGCCCCGGTAAGACGTTCCGTTTTACAGCGTAGTATGTCGCCCGTGCTTCCCTGTACCCACAAATCGCCGACGTGATAAGGGGTGTAAGGCGTGGAAACGAAAATTTTAGCCTTATCGTTGGCGGCGTCGAGGGCGTCCTGTGCCAACGCTAACGCTTGGGCTAACTCGGTGTCTTCAAGTTCTTGCCAATAGTAGCGCAGTCCTCGCGCTGCTCCGGGGCGCGGGGAAACTAAGCCTTTGACGTATCGCCAAACCTTGCCGGACGTGGTGTTATAGTAAAGGTCGCCGAGGTGCTTTTCCTTCTCGTTGTTATTCCCGGCGGCTGTGTCTGCTTCCGCCCATTCCTTAGCGGGTTCGTTTGCTTCGGCTAACGGCGCGGTATTCAACGGCGAAGGATCCACTTCGTAAAACCATTGTTCTATAACTCCGTCTAACTGCCCTTGAAGGTCGCCCAATATGCCGGGCAGCGTGTTGTTGATGTAGTCTTTAAGTTCGTCGGTCTTCTCCTGTACGTCTGTAAGGTCGTGGTATTTGCCGTCTGTGCCGACGAAGCGAATAACGCCGCCTATCTCGTCGTTATCCAAATCGAAGTAACACTTACCGCCGCCGCTGCTCTCTATTCGCCCGGTACGAAGGAAACGCCCGTTTATAGTCGTGCTTCCGTAGGTAAGGCTTACCAATCGGCCGGGGTTCTTGCCCCCGGCGTCGGTTACGACGCTGTTAAGAACTCCTATAAGGAAGTTGTAATATCCGGCTTCCTGTTCCACCTTTATGGCCTGCGTGGAAAGGATAATTTGTCCGCCCCCGCCCGTGGTGGAACATTTGGCGTAAATGAAGTAGGCGGCCGACGGATTAAGCCCGGAATAGGTCGCCGACGATAATACCCACGTCCTTATAGTTTCTTCTATGGCGTAATGAATAAGCCGCCCGTTTGAAACATAAAGCGTGTTCGGGTTCTTGTTATAGTTCGGTTGGAACGTAATGTTTTGGAGCGTGAACTGGGTAGACTTCGCGCCAACGCTCAACATTTGCGTTTCAATCGAAAGGGGCTTTATTTTCTCGCTGTAATAGTCGCCTTCCGGGTCAAAAACCATGTTTAGCAGCTCTTGGGTCGCAAGCCAACGGCGGCGGGCCTTCGCGGGGTCTGCTAACTTGTTTATGGTTATAACTTCGTTAATGTCCTCAATCTCGTTAAGGACGCGGACGGTAGTAGACTTCGTTACGGTGTCGCTTAGGGTAATGTCGTAGGAGTGCCGCTTCAATAGGTTGCGTTCTATCCTAACAATTCGTACCGCCTTGCTTACGCCGATGTCCTCGTCCTCGACGTTAATATAGTCGCCGACGTGCAAAATTTCGGTTTCCACCTCGCGCCCAAACATAGCCGTAAAGAAGTCTTCCGCTATGGTAAGTTTATAACTTACTTGTGGCTGGGTCATAGCCGGGAAGTCCTTGTTTGCCGCTTCTAAAAGTTTGTTTTGGGCGGCGATTATATAACTTTGGGGCAGTTGTATCTCGGTAATTATATACTCGTCGTTAACGCTAATTTGGAAGGCTCCGGCCGTAGCGGATGGGAATACCATACCGTTTTCGTCCGTGAAGCGTTTAAGTACGAAGGTTCGGGTAGCGTGGTCGTAGGAGTGTATGTCAAATTCGTAGCCCGCCAACTGCCCGGTTTGGAATTTGACTTTTGCGGCTACGTCGCCCAATAGGTAAAGGGTGCTTCCGTCGGATCCTTTGGCGTTAAGGTCGAACATGGCGTTATCCCCCTGCGTGGTGTCCGAAAAGGTTATTTCGTCCGGGCCGAGTGCTGTTACCTTGCCGACGCGCTCCGGCTTAATGTCGTATATCTTTTCGTTTTCCTTCGTGCCGTACTTCGCTTTCGCGGTGGCGTCCTCTAAGTATGAAGTAAGGCGGTCGGTATCGGGAAGGCACAGGCGCGTATGCCCGTAGTTCCGTCCGAGGTTATCCTGGCTCCCGTAGACGAAAAGGCGGGTAGTTATCCCGGCGTTGTTGACGTTGGTACGTTTAAGGCTGTAAAGCCCTTTACCTCGCCCGTAACGAAGTGTAAACGGGTGGGTAATTCCGGCCTTCTCCTTAATGTTGATTGTATTGAAGCCGTCGCCGGGCGTTATCTCAAATTCTACGCCCCATTCGCTACAAATGTCTTGAAGGACTTGTAGGCAGTTCCGGCTTGCCGTATTTATGTTTTTGTAGGCGGTCGCTCCTGTCGCCGGGCAGTCGCCTAAATGCCACTTATTCGGCTGTACGCGGTTGGCGTTCCATACTAATACGGTCAAATGTCCGCGTAGGTCGCTGTAATAGGTGTCGCCGTAAGCGTCCGGGGGCAGCTTATATTGGGCGTCTATTAAATCGTACTGCAGGCCTTCAAACGTGATGTCGTACTCAAAGCGCCGTTGCCCGTTTTTCGTGGGCTGCGGCAGTTGGTTCGCCTTGTAGGTGCGCCCGTAGACTTCTATACGGTCGCCTATGCCGACGGGAAGGGGTACGGCTGACGAAACGCCAATAGTTACCGCGTCATCGGAAAGTAAGGCGGTTTTTTGGGTCGCCTTACTGATTCCGCTGACGTTCTTACGGCTGAAAAGCGGCGTTTCGCTTCCGTCCGCGTGGTGGATTATAATCTGTTCCATACGATGATGCCGTTGGTG